AACCCGATTTTAGGTTGGAAACTATTAGGATCAACTGCACGAACCATTTGTAATGGAACATATGGGCAGTAGAAGATACCAGCATCAAATGCAGAAGTACCTTTGTAACCTACAGTAAAGTATTGCTCACCATTACCAGCATTTGCATTAGCAACTGTATATGGATCAACATAAACTTTATATTTACCATTTAATACACCAGCAAATGTTGTTGAAGCTTCGTCAACATTTAAAGATGTGTTAAGTGCAGGAGCATAGTCAAGTACACCAGCCATTGCTAAAGCAGATGCAACATCTGAAGAGCAAAGGATGAAGTTACCACGACCACGTCTGGTTGATTGAGCGATAGCGTTAGCTTCTCTTTCCACTTGGAAAAGGAGGCCTTTAAATTTTTCAACAGACCAACGACCATTAGAATCAACATCTAAGTCGAATGTGCCTGCTGTAGCAGTACCTTGTTGAGCACCAGCTTTAGCGTTCATTACTACGTTACGAACAACTTCACGGTTGATTTCAGCAAGAATTTCTGTTGATAGGATGTTTGATAATTCACCCTCAGCATCAAGACCATGAACTGATTTAAGATCTTGAGCTAATTCAACTGAGTATTCAGCTTTAAGAGCACGTGTTTTTGCTGTAACTGATGTTCTTTCAATAGAGAAAGCCATTTCACCAAATGAACCGTCACCAGTAGCACCTTGGCCTAAACGTTCACCAGCAGCAGCTGTTAAACCTGTACCAGTTGTAGAAGCAGCGTTAGGAACATTATTAGCATGTGTACCAGTACCTGAAAAGTCTGTATCAGCTTCGTTATAGAGAGCTTCAGCACCAGCTTGTGAACCGTAACGAGCTTTCATTGCAAAGATAAGACCTGTAGGTTGTGTCATTGGTTGAACACCTGCGATGTCATAAGCAATAAGTTGTGGCATAGAACGACGAACTAAGCTAATGAGTACTGGATCATAACCAGCAACAGCATCAGCAGTTGCGCCTGCATGACCTTGTGCAAGGCCAGCGCCACCTGAGTTTGTTGGAGCAGCTTCAAAAAGAGCTTCTGCTTGTTTACGACCTTCGCGTTCTTGGTTTTCCAAGAGCACAGCAGTAACTTCTTTTCTGTAGTTATCCTTGATAGGTGTTACACCTTCTGCTTCAAGAATTGGCTGCCATTTTTTTAATAAATCTTGACGTGTAGCCATTTTTTATTTTCCTTATTTTTGTTTGAGTGCGTTTAAGTATTTAGCCATTTGAGGATCAACAGGTTGTTTATTATCTTCTGTTAGATCTTCTACTGGACCATCACTTACAACATACTCAACATTTGTTGATGTTTTACCTGTGAAATAATTTTCACGAATAGTCTGAACTTTCTTAGCAAAGGTTTCTTCATCTTCAAAAGATAGTTCTTCAGCTAAACCAAAGAATTTTTCTTTTTCTGTTTCAGTCATTGCATCTGAAGCAGCTTTAACTATATCAGCACGTTTAGCCTCGTTGATTGTTTGTGACAATTCAACATTAGCAGCAACTTGCTCATCTAATTTAGCTTTTAATTCTTCATTTTCTTGTTCCATAGAACCTAATACATCAAATTTTTCCTCAGGAATATCAATGTAATGTTCTTCAAATAGGCCTTTAAGACCTGAAACAAAACCTTCTAAAATTTCAGACTTAATACCATGTTCAAGGGCAATCTCATTCTGTTTCATCCACTGCTCAACTATATAGTTGAGGTATCCATCAACTTTTTCAACTAATGCCTCTTTATTTTCTGCTTTAGCTTCTTCAAGCTTAGCATCAAATTCTTCTTCTAACTTAGCAACTTCAGTTTTAACTCTTGAAACAATTGCTGCTTCAAAAATTGTAGCTGCTTTAGTTTTAAATTCTTCTGAAAGATCTTCACCATTAACTAATGCATTAACGTCATCTTTAACGTCAATAATCATTTCGTCTTCGGTTTCTGCTTCTTCTTTTTTCATTTTCATTTTCATTTTCATTTTATCTTCATCATCTTCTTCATCATCATCTTCATCATCACAATCATCAGCTTCTTTCATTTTTTTCTTATAACCTTCTTCGACAGTAGTATCTGTTTC